TCCCCACAACGCAGCCCGTCGTCGAAAATCCCGTGACGGATACCAGCTATCGGTCATCGGAAATTTCCCGATGGGTTCGCTCAGGCCTTCCAGGTAATCAGGTTCCGCTGTCTGCAACGGCACGCCATTTGCCTCACTGGCCGGAGCACTCTCGCGCGCGTTATGTGTGGGGTTTATATATCTGTTATCTGTTATCTGGATACCGCATGACAAAGCGTTAGCCTTATCCTTAGGCTTATCCTCAGGCAAAGGGATTGCCTTATCGAATGCCATCCCCAAAGCCTCAGAAACCCCGTAGGACGCTGCTCTCAGCGATTCCCTGGCCTCCCATTTGAGAGGGCAATCAGGAATTAAAGCGAATGCCTTTGCCCAGGATTTAATGACATTTATCGAGTTTGGCGGATTGTGTTTCGCAGCATTCGGGAGCCAAAAAACTCTGGCTTTGATATCTGCTTTCACCATGCCAAGATTCATGGCTTCGCCTAAGGCTAAGTCAAAGGCTTCGATATCCCACCCCAACTCTTCAGCCATTGCTGCCCGCCCGGCTTTAAACAACCCAGGAATAATCCCGGTAAATGGACTGGTCAGCAGATAAATAAACAAACTCTGTCCACTTGGAGGCAGAGGAGATAACGCCCTAAATTTGGGATCATCCCATATCGTTATTTTTACCTTTCGATAAGGCTCATTGTTTGCCTTAGTTTTTGGCATGGGATTTGGCATGTTTTTAGCCTTAACCATAATTGCCTCATCTGGTGTCGAACCTTCCTCCGGATATAATCTGTGATTCCCCAATCAACAGAACCAAAGGAGGTTCGACATGTCTTTAATGGCTGTTTGCCAAAAAATTAAAAATCACATGCGCACTGTGTACAAAATTAACCAGCACGACCACGACATGGTTAACCTGGTAACATGCAGGGCTATAGTTCTCACCCGCTTCCACCTGATTCTTACAAATCACTCACGGGATTCTCTCCTGAGCCCCAGTAGCTATGATTCGCTGGCGAGATTGCTATACCAGGCAAGTGAAAAACGTATTACTGATCCCTTATCTGTTTCCCCTGTCCTTGCTCTTCACATTCTGGAAGACGCTCTCTATGACCCCCGTCAGGAATGCGACTATCAATTTCTTGAAGCTGAGAAATCAATGAGAGAATGGTTCGTTGAATATCGCGAACGGCAGCAAAAGTTATCCTCAGAGTATTCAGAACTTCCGCAACTTCGCTGGAGTGATCTTCCGAACGAATTATTTGCTCTGACCCCAGAAAATTAATTCTTGGGGATAAATCGTCCATAACTGAGCGCAGGCTAAGTTCTGCGCTCTGAAGCTTCCGAACCGAAGTTTCTGTACCCCAACCCGCAATTTCTGCATTTTTTGCAAGTTTCAGGATCCAGTCTCGTAGTTCGCCGGGAGTAAGATTTCCAGCATTGATAAACGGTTTGATTTTCATTGTTAGTTACCCTATTCACTTAATGAACAACAACAGAATCGCCGGACGAACCGCCGCCGCTGAAATGTGCTTTCCGGTAAACGGCCTGGACTGCATCATCATGCGCATCAATTGCCGTACTCAACGCTTCCTGCGCCGCCAGTAATGCACGGCGTTCCAGGGTATCGAAGATGCAGAGTCGGTGACGCAGCTCGCGCGGAAGAATTGCCAGAACCGCAGGGATCAGTTTCTGAATTTTTTCCCTTTGCGCTTTCGTTTCACCTTTCAACCAACGGTGATAGATATTCTGCTGATTGTTCCAGTCCTTGCCTGGTACCAGGGGCAATTCGCCGCCCCCCTGGCGCAGATATTCTTCAGTAATTGCATTGGCTACCCATGCCTGCCCTTTTTCAGCGGCCAGGGCTAACAGCACTGATTCAATGTGCTCATGCCTGATTTTCATGAATCAACTCCTGTGCATTTTGTGTGTTAGCTTTACATCCAACAGGTAAACCATCGGTCGGATTCGGGTAGATATCAGGCCGAAGTTCATGAGGTGTAACCTCGAAATTCGTAGCCTCCGCGATACGCAATACCTTTTCGGGGCTTAACTGACTACGGCCAGTAGCTACGAGGCTAATCATCGATTGCGAACAACCAGCGAGTACGGCCAAACAAGACTGTCGTACACGATTTTTTTTCAAATATTCATCTAATGTCATAAGGGTCACCTTAGTAATGCCTGTCAAAATATTAACTATATTAATTTAAATTATCAATACCTATATCAGTTTGAGTTTATGAGTTGTGTTCATAAGATGGTGGTATGAGAAGAAAACGCGAAGAAATCGCATCGCCAGAAGCTACGCAGCGTCTGCGCGCAGTCTGGGATGCCAAAAAAAGAGAGCTCAAACTGACTCAGGAGCTTGCTGCTGAGCTAATGGGCTTTGAGACTCAATCCACAGTTAGCCACTATCTCAACGGAAAGGCTCCACTAAACACTGATGCAGCATTAAAATTCGCTGTATTACTAAGAGTTAAGCCTGAAGAGTTGAGGCCTGATTTAGCTGATCTGATGAATTACGTCCGTTCCTCAGGAACTTATGACGAAAGTTTCGAAGGCGAAGGTTGGCGGATGGTTAACAAGCAACAAGCTGATTTACTGGATCTTTTTGAAATCCTTCCCGAATCAGAAAAAGCAAAACTAATCGAAAGGCTTAAAGGTCAAAATGAACTCTACAAAGAAGCGTTTGAAAAGATGCTGGCAGCTCAGAAACGCATGAAGAAATAGCTCCCGTAACCTCGTAACTAAACCGCCATTTTTGGCGGTTTTTTTGTCCCCTCAGCTCCCTCACCTTACTTTTTTATCAAAAAAAACACTAAAAATTTCATTACGATAGTACATTTTTATCAACAAAATGCATATTTGTGTTGATTACTCATATGAATATAACTAATATTATTGCAGAAGCAGCACGGCGCTGTAGGTTTTAGTTCCGCCACCCGGCGTTAAGGGGAGATATAAGATGACATTTACTCAGGGTATTGACCCGCTAGAAACTAATAATGCTGTATTTTGTCTGGCGTATGAATTGTCTGTACAGGCATCAACAATGGCAAAGGAAAGAGAGCTAACTCCAAGGCAGGCACGTCTCGCACTGGAACTCGCCAGCCGGGTATCAGTAGCAAAAAAAATCGCACCAGCCGTAATGGCACAAAACCTGGCTGATGCAATTACAGATCTCAGGTCACTACAACCATACAATTATCATGTCGAAGAGGCATTAGAAAAATTAATCGCTGCTGCCGACGCCATCGTTGATGAACTGTAATAATTGATATGCGGGAGAATTTCTATTCCTGAGAGATGCATTTTTCACGCCCGGGCAACGCCCCGCAATTGCCAGATTCAGTTTTTCACGCTGCTCTGGCGTAAGAAGTTTAACAAGTTCTTCAAGAACAAGCGCGGTAGCCTCTAATCTGGCGGAAAGATAATCAATATTTTTGTGTTGAGATTGAATAGGCATAAGCAATTCCTTACTGGTTGTGTGAGAACTCCAGTATACCACCGAGCCTGAAGTGGTAAAAAGACAGGCATACAACACGAAGGCGCACTTCCGATATTCATAAAGAGTCTGTCTTGTCTGTGAAATTTAAATGGTGGGAGTGCGCCTCCGGTTGTAAATAACGACATTGCTGTGTGTAGTCTTGGCGGCATCATTTTTTTTCTTGAAGTTCGGCTGATGTCCGCCCTTTTTAAAGTGAATTTTGTGATGCGGTGAATGCGGCTAAGCGCACGCGGAACAGTTAAAAGCATCTGTGTTATGGGTGGATTATCCGGCGTTAATTGTTAACTGGTTAACGTCACCTGGAGGCACCAGGCATCGCATCGACAAAATTCACTTCGGTGATGAAAGGTGAGAGAAAATGTTGAATGTAGCTATTGAAAACCAGAACGGGTGGAATTATAGTGCACCTGCACCTTATAAAACGGGTGCCGGGCGTGGAAACCCGATGATGATTACCGCGCATAACCGCGCTCAGGCGGTTTTTTTATGCGTAATGCACAGCCACATTCAGATTATGGTGGGGCGTGCAGGGCAGCCGCAAAGCTGGCCGGTTTCGGTAGTCGCCGGTATTTCCACCCCTGTACGTCTCACCACCCTTATGGTCGTGGAAAACCTTGGTGGTGAGTTATTTAAACTGACTATCGAGGCTGTCATTATGACTACTATCCCTACCCTTTCTCACCCTGACGTAACCATCGAAAACGGTCGCGCTGTAACTACATCCATTGCGATCGCAGAGTTTTTTGGCAAGCAACATCATCATGTTGTCCAAAAAATAGAATCCCTCGAATGCTCTGAATATTTTTTAACCAGCAACTTTTCGCGGGTTAAATTCGAACATCGCGGCAATTCCTATAATGCCTACCAGATCACCAAAAACGGCTTCGTTTTCCTGGTGATGGGCTTCACTGGCAAAAAAGCCGCTGCATTCAAAGAGGCCTACATCGCTGAGTTCGACCGCATGGAAGCAGAACTACGCCAGAATAATACCACTCCCACAAACAAAATCATTCCGGGCGATGGGCGCACTCTGGTTGTTCGCTTCGACAAATTCGGCAACGTCGAATTCACTGAAACCGTTCCTGATGACGCTCTCGTCTGTACCCTAGACACTTTCCGCCTTTATCTGGAGAAACAGGGCTGGACTCTTGTAAACCGAAGCGCAATTAAAAACATGACCGTCGAGCAGTTGCTGAGTATTAAATAGTTTTCTGGAATTTTCTTAATACGACAAATTTATTAAGGAGATAATTATGATTGCTCATCACTTCGGAACCGATGAAATACCACGCCAGTGCGTGACTCCTGGCGATTATGTTCTTCATGAAGGCCGGACATATATTGCCTCGGCAAACAATATTAAAAAGCGAAAACTTTATATTCGTAGCCTAACTACAAAAACATGCATTACTGACTGCATGATTAAAGTCTTCCTCGGTCGTGATGGTTTACCTGTAAAGGCGGAGTCATGGTGACGACTAAGAAAATAAAATGTGCTTACCACCTTTGCAAAAAAGACGTTGAAGAAAGCAAAACTATAGAAAGAATGCTTCACTTCATGCACGGGACTTTATCAAAAGACGAACCGAGAAAATATTGCAGTGAAGCTTGTGCCGAAAAAGACCAGATGGCACACGAACTTTAATTAATTGACTATTCGAAACTGAATTTATGCCAGAAATGGCAGGGATTCGCTCAACCTTAATTCAGGAGAAAAACATGATTACCAATTATGAAACCACTGTTGTAACTACCGATGACATTGTTCACGAGGTGAATCTGGAAGGAAAGCGCATTGGCTACGTAATTAAAACAAAAAATAAAGAAACCCCATTCACTGTGGTTGATATCGATGGTCCATCAGGCAACGTAAAAACACTTGATGAAGGTGTCACAAAAATGTGCCTGGTTCACATCGGAAAGAATCTGCCCGCAGAAAAAAAAGCCGGATTTCTGGCAACTCTGATTGCAATGAAATTAAACGGTGAAATCTGAAAGAAATAGCCTGCGTATGGCGCAGGCTATGAACAGTGTGTATCCGGCAAGATCATTCACTGAACAAAACGAATTTTAATCTGAGTTGAGGTTAAAAAACAATGAGCACAAAACCACTCTTCCTTTTACGGAAAGCGAAAAAATCATCCGGTGAGCCTGACGTCGTCCTGTGGGCAAGCGACGATTTTGAATCAACCTGTGCCACTCTGGACTACCTGATCGTTAAGTCAGGTAAAAAACTGAGCAACTATTTTAAAGCTGTTGCCACAAATTTTCCTGTCGTTAATGACCTTCCCCCTGAAGGTGAGATCGATTTTACCTGGAGTGAACGCTATCAACTCAGCAAAGACTCCATGACCTGGGAACTAAAACCGGGAGCAACGCCAGACGACGTTCACTATCAGGACAGTGCTCAGGAAACTGAAAAACTGACGGGAGGCCAGGAAGAAAACGCGCAGGCAGACGCCCACGGGGATTGCCAGGATTGTGAAGTCTCTGTAGCCACTTTGCGGTTCACTCAGCGTCTTCTGCACATTTTTACGTATGCGGCCGGGGATCGGAAATACCTGCATCATGCCACCCGTGAACAACGCGAACACATTACTGCTCTTGAGATGGATCAGGAAAACAGCTATGTCCAGAATCTGCTGTTGGCCATACGCGGCATGGCAGAACCGACAACTCTGGATAATGCCGCCCTGCTCCGCCTGACTGATGCAATTAAGGCAGTTTTCTCTATCACGAAAAAACATCAGCCCTATGAATTTAAGAATTTCATTTCAGCCTGGCTGGATACCGAACACATTGATCGCGGTCTTCTGACAAAAGAATGGAGGAAAGGGAATCGTGTTTCACGCATCACTCGCACGGCTTCCGGTGCTAATGCTGGCGGCGGGAACCTCACCGATCGCGGCGAAGGTTTCGTCCACGATCTGACGTCACTGGCACGCGATGTAGCCACTGGCGTACTTGCCCGTTCAATGGACGTGGACATCTATAACCTTCATCCGGCACACGCTAAACGCATTGAGGAAATTATCGCTGAAAATAAACCGCCCTTTTCTGTTTTCCGCGACAAATTCATCACCATGCCTGGCGGGCTGGATTATTCCCGCGCCATCGTGGTTGCGTCCGTGAAAGAAGCACCAATTGGGATCGAGGTCACCCCCGCGCACGTCACTGAATATCTGAACAAAGTACTGACTGAAACTGATCATGCCAACCCTGATCCGGAAATCGTGGATATTGCCTGCGGTCGTTCCTCTGCCCCGATGCCGCAGCGTGTAACAGAAGAAGGAAAACAGGATGATGTAGAAAAACCGCAACCATCTGGAACAACGGCAGATGAACAGGGAGAGGCTGAAACAATGGAACCGGACGCAACTGAACATCATCAGGACACGCAGCCGCTGGATGCTCAGTCACAGGTAAATTCTGTTGATGCGAAATATCAAGAACTGCGGGCAGAACTCCATGAAGCCCGGAAAAACATTCCATCAAAAAATCCTGTCGATGCCGATAAGTTGCTTGCTGCATCACGTGGTGAATTTGTTGAGGGGATTAGCGACCCGAATGATCCGAAATGGGTGAAGGGGATTGAAACCCGCGATTCAGTGAACCAGAACCAACAAGAATCGGAACAGAACGACCAGAAAGCGGAACAAAACAGCCCAAATGCGTTACAAAACGAGCCAGAAACGAAACAGCCTGAACCAGTGGCGCAACAGGAAGTAGAAAAAGTTTGCAATGCCTGCGGTCAGTCTGGCGGGGATAACTGCCCTGACTGTGGTGCGGTGATGGGCGACGCAATATATCAGGAAACATTCGATGACGAGAATCAGGTTGAAGTTCGGGAAAATGAGCCGGAGAAAATGGAAGGCGCTGAACATCCTCACAAGGAGAATGCTGGCAGCGATCCGCATCGCGATTGCAGTGATGAAACTGGCGAAGCAGCAGCTTCATCATTAGAAAAACTCGACTGGAAAAGACAAGTGGTGATTGCGGCGGTTTACGGTTTATGTGCGAATCCTGCAGGTATAGCCTCAGCGCCATTAATTCCGGGTATTGCAATGATGATCGCAAACAAACTTGAAAATTTTGGGGTAACAGATGATGAGCACATGCCCGATTTTTGATCGCATTGAAGAGCTGGCATGGTCACGCCACTACCAGAAGATCGTTCGCGAAGAAAAAGAAACGGAACTGGCGGACGACCTGGAAAAAGGTCTGCCCCAGCACCTGTTTGAATCGCTCTGCATCGACCATTTGCAACGCCACGGTGCCAGCAAACAGGCAATCAGTCGCGCATTTGATGACGATGTTGAATTTCAGGAACGCGTGGCGGAGCACATCCGGTACATGGTTGAAACCATTGCGCGTCACCAGGTTGATATTGATTCAGAGGTATAAAACGAATGAGTACAGCACTCGCAACGCTGGCCGGGAAGCTGGCTGAACGTGTCGGCATGGATACTGTCGACCCGCAGGAACTGATCGCCACTCTTCGCCAGACAGCATTTAAAGGCAATGCCAGCGATGCGCAATTCATCGCGCTGCTGATCGTCGCCAACCAGTACGGTCTTAATCCGTGGACGAAAGAGATTTACGCCTTCCCTGATAAGCAGAATGGTATCGTTCCGGTGGTAGGCGTTGATGGCTGGTCCCGCATCATCAATGAAAACCAGCAGTTTGATGGTATGGACTTTGAGCAGGACAATGAATCCTGTACATGCCGGATTTACCGCAAGGACCGCAATCATCCGATCTGCGTTACCGAGTGGATGGATGAGTGCCGCCGCGAACCATTCAAAACCAGCGAAGGCAAAGAAGTTACGGGGCCGTGGCAGTCGCACCCCAAACGGATGTTACGGCATAAAGCCATGATTCAGTGTGCCCGTCTGGCCTTCGGATTTGCTGGTATCTATGACAAGGATGAAGCCGAGCGCATTGTCGAAAATACCGCATCAGAAAGTCAGCCGGAACGCGACATCACTCCGGTTAACGATGAAACCATGCAGGAGATTAACGCTCTGCTGATCGCCCTGGATAAAACATGGGATGACGACTTATTGCCGCTCTGTTCCCAGATACTTCGCCGCGACATTCGCGCATCATCAGAACTGACGCAGACCGAAGCAGTGAAAACTCTTGGATTCCTGAAACGGAAAGCCGCAGAGCAGAAGGTGGCAGCATGACTCCTGACATTATCCTGCAACGTACAGGAATCGACGTGAGAACTGTTAAACAAGGGGATGATGCGTGGCACAAATTACGGCTCGGCGTCATCACAGCTTCAGAAGTTCACAACGTGATAGCAAAACCCCGCTCAGGAAAGAAATGGCCTGACATGAAAATGTCCTACTTCCACACCCTGCTGGCTGAGGTCTGCACCGGAGTGACCCCGGAAGTTAACGCTAAAGCACTGGCCTGGGGAAAACAGTACGAGAACGACGCCAGAGCCCTGTTTGAGTTCATTTCCGGCGTGAATGTTACTGAATCCCCGATCATCTATCGTGACGAGACTATGCGCACCGCCTGCTCTCCCGATGGCTTATGCAACGACGGTAACGGCCTTGAACTGAAATGCCCGTTTACCTCCCGGGATTTCATGAAGTTCCGGCTCGGTGGTTTCGGGGCCATAAAGTCGGCTTACATGGCCCAGGTGCAGTACAGCATGTGGGTGACGCAAAAAGATGCCTGGTACTTTGCCAACTATGACCCGCGTATGAAGCGTGAAGGCCTGCATTATGTCGTGGTTGAGCGGGATGAAAAATACATGGCGAGTTTTGACGAGATGGTGCCAGAATTCATCGAAAAAATGGACGAGGCACTGGCTGAAATTGGTTTTGTATTTGGGGAGCAATGGAAATGAGCGCAGCCACAAAGCTCACAGGAGAAAAACCAGTGCGATACACAAAAGTCAAACCATGCCCTTTTTGTGGTTGTCCATCAGTAACGGTGAAAGCCATTTCAGGATATTACCGCGCGAAGTGTAACGGATGCGAATCCCGAACCGGCTATGGTGGAAGTGAAAAAGAAGCACTCGAACGATGGAATAAACGAACCACTGGAAATAATAATGGAGGTGTTCATGTATAAAATTACCGCCACTATTGAAAAAGAAGGTGGCACTCCTACTAACTGGATAAGATATTCAAAATCTAAATTAACGAAATCAGAATGCGAAAAAATGCTCTCAGGGAAAAAAGAAGCAGGCGTTTCCAGAGAGCAGAAAGTAAAACTGATAAATTTTAATTGGGAGAAACTTCTGTCCTCGTGAGTTGCATTGTATTCAAATTAAAACTTCATAGCTGATTATTAATAATCAACGTCGGGCGTCAATTTCAGTCTAATATTGTCGCCCGCCAGAGGTGATGCGATGGCACAAGTGATTTTTAATGAAGAGTGGATGGTTGAATACGGTCTGATGCTTCGTACTGGTCTGGGGGCCAGACAAATTGAAGCATACCGCCAGAACTGTTGGGTGGAGGGCTTCCACTTCAAGCGAGTATCTCCTTTAGGTAAGCCAGACAGCAAACGAGGGATTATCTGGTACAACTATCCAAAGATAAATCAGTTTATCAAAGACTCATGATATGTCTAAATTACCAACAGGTGTCGAGATTAGAGGTAGATACATTCGCATCTGGTTCATGTTTCGAGGAAAACGATGTCGGGAAACATTAAAAGGCTGGGAGATTACAAACAGTAATATTAAAAAGGCCGGAAATTTAAGAGCGCTGATAGTTCATGAAATAAACTCCGGTGAATTTGAGTATTTAAGACGTTTTCCCCAGTCCAGCACTGGGGCAAAAATGGTGACAACGAGAGTCATAAAAACGTTCGGGGAGCTTTGTGATATCTGGACAAAAATTAAAGAGACAGAGTTAACAACAAACACAATGAAGAAAACGAAATCACAATTAAAAACACTCAGAATAATAATTTGTGAAAGTACCCCGATATCACATATTCGTTATAGCGATATCTTAAACTACCGGAATGAACTGCTGCATGGAGAAACGCTTTACCTGGATAATCCAAGATCCAACAAAAAAGGAAGAACCGTGCGCACAGTTGATAACTATATCGCCCTGCTCTGTTCGCTGTTACGTTTTGCGTATCAGTCGGGATTTATATCAACCAAACCATTTGAAGGAGTAAAAAAATTACAGCGAAACAGAATAAAGCCTGATCCGTTATCTAAAACAGAATTCAATGCATTAATGGAAAGTGAAAAAGGACAGAGCCAGAACTTGTGGAAATTTGCCGTTTACTCAGGACTTCGTCACGGGGAACTGGCAGCTCTGGCGTGGGAGGATGTGGATCTCGAAAAGGGAATAGTGAATGTCAGAAGAAACCTGACGATACTTGATATGTTCGGTCCCCCAAAAACAAATGCCGGGATCCGGACAGTAACACTACTGCAGCCTGCTCTTGAAGCACTGAAGGAGCAATACAAACTGACCGGGCATCATCGCAAAAGCGAAATCACCTTTTATCATCGGGAGTACGGCAGAACCGAAAAGCAAAAACTGCATTTTGTTTTCATGCCAAGGGTGTGTAACGGAAAACAGAAACCTTATTACTCGGTAAGCAGTTTGGGGGCAAGGTGGAATGCAGCAGTAAAACGTGCTGGTATTCGCCGCCGTAATCCGTACCATACGCGGCATACTTTTGCCTGCTGGCTGTTGACGGCAGGAGCGAACCCGGCATTTATAGCCAGCCAAATGGGGCATGAAACTGCGCAGATGGTGTATGAAATTTACGGTATGTGGATTGATGACATGAACGACGAACAGATAGCCATGTTGAATGAGCGGTTATCGTAG